CGGTGTTAGTTTGCCTAAAACACTAACAGGATACGCTTTCGCGTGAAGAAGAACATCACTTCTTCTTCTTGTTTGCTCCTCCCTTTGGTGGCTGTTTCTTGGAAGGGGCGATGGTTTTCTTCGCTGCTGCTTGTTTCGCTAAGGCTTCTCTTCTGTTTATGAAAGCATTGGACGCTGCGCTAATTCCACCAACCGCTGCACCAAGCATGGGGTTGATAGCCATCGCAACTGGCCACATATAGCTAGAAACGTCCTTAACGACGTCGGCGAACCAATCTCCGAACCCGTTCCAATCAGCTGGCACACCGACAGGAAGGTCGGCCATGCAGCGGGAGATGATCTCAATGGCGACAGGGTCAAAAGTTGCGCTAGGAGTAGCAAGAACAACTATGGCTTTGTCATCGGCGGTAGGAAAACTCTCAATGTAAGCATTCACCTGTACAGTGAAAGTAGAGAGAGGATTCAAGCCTGAGAAGATAGCTCCGGTTTGATGGATGGGCCAGGTTCGAGCTGGCGAAGAAATGTAGGGGTCTGTAGGGATTGCCGGGTTCTGGAATGTTCTGAACCAAACGGGTGTGATGTTAGGCGTGATCATTGCTTCATCGCCTACCGCGGCTTCCACAAGGGCAGTGGTGTAAGAAACCAGTTGCACCGGATTCTCTGCACCACAGAAAGGGGACACTACGTAGCATCCTTTTGCGCTTTCCCACTGAACTGAACCAGGCAGAAGCAAAGCTTCTGAAGGGCTCAGAGGTGGATGGCGTACCTTGTGAACGCTGAATGGGGTCATTGCATGGGTCCCCACCCAACTATCCTTACAAGTCCAAAGTTCCGGTGACACGGTACTGCTTTCCGATTGTCTGTAACAGACACAAGAACCCTGTTTGTTCAACGGGGCTGTTGTGTCATGCACTTCGAATCCATGCCCTATTAGGCGGCATGCTCCTTCCAAGAAATCGAGATCGATTTCTATAGGAATGGAAGGATGGAGAGCTATGTCAAGAGGAACTCCTACTGGGGACAAGAAGACTTGAACACCTCCTAATTGAGCGGAGGTGACAGTCGCACTTGTGATCTGGTTGTTTACTCGGTTTATCACCCGATTGTATGCATTATGGTACGCCATGGGCCATACTACAATATGCATATCGTACGCCAAACCAGCACCGTACGTGGCGATGGTCACAGATTTCTTGATACACCTAACTACACTAGGTGTTGACTCCAAATCTGGCCATCCTTGCAAGTCCTTGATAGGTCTGTCGTGCATGGGGTCCACGGCCGCAATGACCGCCTCATATCCCTCCTGCGACAACGCATGTTTATCGACTAGCTGGTGGAGAATTCTTTCCCCGCGGGAAACACGATCTCTAGTCGTGATTCTGCCAATAGTGGCTGAATTCATGCTTTCTTGGTTAATATGCATCTATGAGATGCAATAACCATCGATAACATCATCGATAAGTGTGAAAGGGCTACCTTCATCTTCTTGAATGTTGTCTTTCAACCACTGACGCCATTCGTCAGCGTTACCATCCTCTTTAAAATACCAAGGACGGATTGAAGTGCAACTAATCCATTTTTCTCTGTCATCATCGGTGAACAACCATATTGGAGCTTCCCATGGACCTAATTCTATATTGGAGAATTCTTTCTCTAATAAAAATTGTTCCTCTAGGGAAATGTTATATAGTCGAGCAACGAGATGTCTAGTAGCCATACCAGGTTCACTAATCTCAAATTTCTCTTCTAGCGCGCGGGCGAGTATTTCTCTTTTGTAGGCATCAGATTCAACAACGGTTTTTCTGATCTTGACATCTACAAGCAAGTATAATAATCTTTTCGCCAAAGCCCAAATAATTGGATTTCGGCCGTATTGGCATCCCATTGAAAAAACCTTAGATTTAAACAAACCACTAAGGAAATTCACTGAGGCGCCCTGGTACCGACGACCGCACCAACCTAGCGATAACAATATCTTTCTAGGATCAGTGACGACAATCATGTCCTCTTTCGCAAAAACGTTTCCGCAAAAACTAGCGTCTCCAAGTTCCTTGAAGATTTCAATTTTTATTACCCAGCCATACTCTTCGAATTGAGGTGTAGTTGGTATAGCTGTTGCTGGTTTGACAACTGTTAAAGAGTCGTCGCCTTCGGCAACCATAATCACTTTTTCTGCACCGTTCTTATAAGCTAAGAACTGTACAATACAAAGGTTGTGGAAGGTGTTTCCAAGGGAAGTGTTCATTTCGCCTGAACATCGAAGGGCTACAAATATGAATTTTCCAAACCCCCTCATCCATGCCTGATTGTCACCACCTAGTATCTTATTAACGAATACTTTTAGTAGCTTAACCATAGGATGGTTCTGGAGAATGTAATCATATAAATCACCTTCTATGATCATCAGCCATTTCTCGAAATGAGCTTCAAATGTAGTAAAATCTGTGCAAGCGTAACTGTTGGCTGGATCGTAGAACATATCATAAAGATACTGTCCACGTTCCTCAACAGGAACAGTTTTGATTATACAACATAATGCCTTTAATCTATTCATAACCATCTGAACAAGAGGTCCGAACCAACACTTTACTTTGTCGTTTCTAGCGTTGATCCATCTCG